TCACTTCAATTTTTTAGTTCTTTGGTAGGTTCTTTTTTTAGCTTTTTTTAATTTATCTGATTTCTTTTTAAATTTTAGTTTTGTTTTATTCCAACTATTGTATAGATCTATTAAATTAACATAATATTTTTCATGACCGGTTTTATTTTTATTAGAAATGTCAATATAATGGCTAATTATTGTTTTTAAGTAAAGTTGATGAAGAGATTGGTAAACAGTATTACTTTCCGCTATATTATTTGTAAAATGCATAGCGAACCATTCAAGTTTATTAAGAGTATCAAGCACTGTATCATTATACTTTTTCCACATAGTATTTACTGATTGAAAAATGTCATTAGCTTTAATTTTTATTTCTTTTTCACCAGAAGTATAAACCCATACATCCTTTTTTAAATTTTCTTTTAAGGATATTTCATCATCAAAGTTTATAATTGTCGCTTTTATGCATTCTTCTCTAAGTGTCCCGTTTCTAAACGTTTTATATAAGATCTTCAAAAAAGAAACGTTAGTACTGCTTTTATAATCATAATATTTATTTAATTCTTCTTTAGTAAAAAAGGTATTCAATTCATCATAGTCAAAATCTAAATATCTTTCTTGCTCTAAAGTTTTTATTTTATCTTGCATTCCAATTTTTTCTAAAATCTCTTTGTTTATCTCTCCAATATCAAAACTTCTCTTTGATATTAAATTAGAAAATTCATTAGCCATCGTTAATGCTTTTTCTTTTCTTTTAAAAGTTTTATTGAATTTGTGTACTATATTAGCTGCAGAATAAGAAAGTCCACCTGAAACTACTGCCGCAAGTATAGGAATATAAACACTTGAATCCAATCTTTTCTCCCCTCATTTCGTTAATTTTTCAATCATTAATTATACAACAATTTTGAAAAAATAATAGCCTTGTTAAAAAATAATAGCGAACATAAAAAAAGACCACGCTCATAAGAACGTGGTTAGAATATAGTGTTGCCTCTTATAAATCTGATAATTATTTTAATTATCACAAACTGGGTATCTTTATTATAACATATTAATACACTTTTGTTATTCTTAAACGCTCATGCCATACCCAGTAATTATCACTTTCTCCATGTACTCTAGCCCAACCATCTAAGATTTCATATACATAGAAAGTTTGACCTTGTGGGTAGGTGATATTCGTCTTATTCCATGAGTAGTTACCTTTGCCACCATGACGCTCACATATCGTTACGCCTAATGCATCGGCTTGTGCTTTGAAGTAACGTTTTCTACTCCATGTTAATTTAGTAGGTGGAATTTGTCCTACTGCTACTTTAGGTTTTGATTTTTTAGCAATCTTTTGTTGTTGTTGCGTTTGTCCTTTAGCTTTGACTGTTTCAACTGCTTTAGTTTTACCACCAGCAGGCGTAAGTTTTTCTGTGATGATTAGATCTTCACGTCTTACCCAGTAATTTGCAGTTTCTGAATATACTCTTGCCCATCCTTCTCTAACTTCATATACATAGAATGGACTGAAATTAGCTTTGTAGAATAACTTAGTTTTCTTCATATAACCATTCTTAACATCTTCACGAATAGTTACGCCATTCTCTCCCGCTTTAGCTTTGAAGTATGGCTCTTTAGACCATGTTAAGTTTTTAGGTAACTTCTCTTTGATAACTGGTGCTTGTGGTTTCTGAATATTAACTTTAGTAATCTTCTTAACATCGTAAGTTTCATTGATGAATGACGGTACGATGTAGTGAGTTGTGCCATAGAAGTTATCTACACGTAATTTAGCTGGTGTGTTGTGATTACCATCAAAGTTTTGTTCTAAAACAGTTTGTGTATTCGTACCACCACTATTGTCCCATACTAAGTAGATGTGGCCATATTCTTGGTAAATACCAGTCGTACATACGCCTATTGCACCAACTGGAGGGATATAGCTAGGTGTATTCTTAACGATTTGCCAACCTTTAGGGAATACGTTTAAGATTGCGTCTTTTGCATTACCCCACATTCTAATTGTGCCATCTGTAATGTGGTAAACGTATTGAACAGCTAAGTCCATACATTGCTCGCCATACATTCCATCGAAGTCTACATACTTACCTTTCAAGCTATACATATAGTTGATAGCGTCTTGATATGATTTAGTTTTAGGTCTTGATTTAGCGTTCGTTACTTTCTTAGCATTATTACCAGCTTTCTTACCTTTGATAACTGGTACTTTCGTTTCATTCATGTACTTAGCAACGTATAAATCAAAGTTATGTGTATCTCGACCTAAACCACATGCTGCAAGTAAATTGCCCGGATCTTGTTTATCGAATTGTATATCTTGATGTCCTGGCATCTCATTTTTATAGTTAATTTTCCAAAACTTAGTTAAATATGCCATAACTTTAGCTGTATTCTCTAATGACTTGAGAGAACGTTTCTTATCAGTAAAGTAACAACCTTCTACACCAAACGCTGCATAGTCTGCATCAGCACCATACCAGGCATTATCAATAGTAGTATTTAACATAACATGCCATGCACACTCCGTAACTGGAATACAGATAATTGCCTCTTTATCGTCCACGAAAATATGTGCGCTTGCAACTTGTGACCAAGAAATATTATAAGTGTTTTTGTACCAGTTTACATTTTGTTGTGCAGTTGAGTCTAAATTCCCTGTGTCATGTATTACTGCAAATTTAGGTTTACCATCTTTAGTGTGTAGTCTTTCGCCATTACGACGTGTTCCAATTGGTAATAAGTCATATCTAACGGGTACGCCATTCCAATATTCTGTCATTTATATTCACTCCTAATCGTTATTTGGTCTATGATATGCTCTTGCTTGCGGACTATCTGTTAAACCTGTACTTGTACCGTCAACAACTGATAAATACATATTCACTAAGATTGTGCCAATTGCGACTGGGTTAGAAATTACTTGCATGATTGCATGTCCGACTGCATTCCATGAAGTTAACGCTTGCCAGTCGATACCTAGATAGACGAGTACAGGCAAGATTGCACTTGCAATAAGTTGGATAATACCTACTGAATGTGTCATTCTGATTTGCCAGTTAATACCTAAAAAATTCTTCATCTTCTCACTCCTATTTTTGTATTAAAAAAGCCGACACATAAGTGCCGACTTGGATAGTTATTCTTTAACTATGTCTTGATACTCTTGTCCAGTTAATTCTTTAAACTCTTCTTCTGTTACAAAGCCTCGTTTTACGAATAAAGCAAACTGTTCTTCGTTATATAAGCCCATTTTATAATATCTAATACCTATGTTACGCATTAATACCACTCTCCAAAACTTGTAATGTTAAATTTGCCATATCATTCTGTAAATTTACTACTGTATTTTGTGTTTCCATTAATTGTAATGTTAAATCTGCTATTAAAACATCTTTATCATCAGGTGTTTCTTCCACTTCAATTTTAGGCTGTTGTTCTAACCACTCTTCATATGATGTTCCTATCCATTTTTTGCCATCAAAATGAAACGGAGAACATATCCCTTCTGGTGGAGCAATGTCAGTCCATTGTCCCTCTGGATATTCTAATTCTCCATCTTTATTCTCCATGACTAGAAATGACGTTCCATCATAAAAATAAATTTGTTTTGTTTCCATATCCTCCACTCTCCTATAATGATATTGTTCCTTCGATATAATAAGGTGTAAGGGTATCTGCTGTGCTATTGGGTTCTAAGGTTATTTTTAGCTCTCCATTTAAATTTAAAGTTATATTATAAATGGTCATCGTATTAATATATGAGCTTATACTTGCTTTTGTGTATTGTGTATACCCACTTATTTTTTTTGAAATGTTCGTTGGTAACTTTGCAAACACCATCGTTTTTGAACTGATATTACTAACTGCTCCGTTAATAAATAACATGCTAGTATCATTTATAGTAACAAGTCTATATTTGGGTTGGTTGTCCGACCCAGCTTGCGTCGTTCCGTTAATTAATGAAAGAGATTGCCAACCTGTATCTGTATAAGAGATAGTAGCTCCATCTTTCCCCGGTAGACCTTGTGGACCACGCTCGCCAGTATCGCCTTTAGGCCCCATTGGTCCTGTTGGACCTGTTGGACCTTGCTCACCTTGTGGACCACGTTCTCCTATATCGCCTTTTTCTCCTATATCGCCTTTAGGCCCCATTGGTCCTGTTGGACCTGTTGGACCCATTTCACCATTAACTCCATCTGCACCCTTCTCACCTTTTGGACCTTGTGGACCAGTATCACCTTTGTCACCTTTAGGACCTCTGAAACGTTCAATGTCTTTTAACATAATTCGTTCAACGATATCATCTAACATATCAACATGAACTTCTTTACCGATTGCTTTTGTGATACCACTATCGTTTACTTTGAAATAGAAATCTGCCACATGTGAACTATCATCAGTCGAATTGCTACTATCAATTAAGAATAATTTTGCTTGTACACGTCCTACGTGCTTTGTTACATAGTCAGATACGTTGTAACGCACATGACCTTCTTCTGCTTTCACTACTTCTAATTCCTCATTAGTAAAAATAGAGTCATCTTCAGCAATTAGATGCAATACTGGTTTGAATGTCGTTTGATTTAGATTTACTGGAATAAATTCTTTTTCTTCGCTAAAGATATTACGTTTTTTAATATGAATATCTAACACAGAAGTAGAGTTATCCATTGTGTAAAGATTGACATTGATGTTACCTAAGTCAATACCTCGCTCATCTATACGAGCAGTTACTTCACCTTGCTTGAACGTCTCCATTTAAGCACCTCTTTTACATAAATTTAGGACCACACACTGTCAGCATGTAGTCCTATGTTTGTTTGTATCGGTCACGTATAAAGTGTTCACCTTTTAGACCGATTTCATCATATAAACTTTTAATTGTATTCGCTTGATGTTGCGCCCAACGTACATCAGTAGCATATTGATGATTTCCGGGACTTTGTGGGTTCCAACGCATTCTGTATAATGTTTGTTGACCTTTATCGATATAACCTTGTCTAACGAATTTCGCGCCACCAATAATAGCTTTAGCAGGAGTAGTCCAACCTTCGTTTTTAGCAAAAGTCATAGCGTAGTTAGGGTTATTATCATAAGCACCGATACCAAAGTAGTTATAAGCGCCGTAACGACCACTAGCAAAGTTAGAGCGGCCATAGCCACTTTCTAAGAATGCGTGTGAAATTAAGTAAATTTCATTTACATTATATTTTTTACAACCCTCAGACACAGCTTTCCCTTGGCCTGATAAAGTTCCTTTACCTTTAAGAATAGAGTTGAGCTTTGATACTGAAATACCTTGATACTTACCTAAGTTAAGCATTTGGTATTTTTGACTTGAACTATTCCAAATTTCTAAACTGTTCATTGCTTTTAACGTATCTGCACGACCAGCGTTATACCAACCTGAACCATAGTTGATTTGTGGCCATTTTGTCATTTGAATATTAACTGCTTGGTTAAATGTGTAGTTACTATAAACGACAATAACTTTAGGTTTACTAGAAACTTTAGTTGTTGTTGATGTAGACTTAGAAGTTGATGGTTTAGCTGTACTACTTGAAGAAGTAGAACTTGATGATTTCTGTTTCTTATCAACTTTAATATCAATCTTAGTTGTCTTACCACTTTTTATATTTTTAAGTAGTTTATTTCTATTTTGGTATAACTCAAGTAGTGATGCTTGGACTTTATCAAGTACCTTTGAAGAAGGTTTTCCATCAATTAAAGGATCAAAGTTACCGTGTTCCATAACGGTACGCCATAAGTCGTCAGATACTTTTAAAGATGAGCGTTTAAGTGGAATGTTATAACCCTGTAGTTGCCCAACGCCAAATATGATTGCGTGTAGTTCATTAAGTAAGAAATCTGTTTTGGTGTCGCTGTAATCTCCACATACTTCAATTACGATATAGTCAGGTTCGCTAGGTACTTTGACATCTGTATATCGTGGTTGCCAAATATGGTGACGGTCAATGTAGAAATGTGGATATTCAGAATTAGAAATATATTTGTTTCTGTCATAATACATCTGTTGTACTGAACACATTGTGCCAGCATTTTTGACTGCTAAGCCTTTAGGTTTGTGACTTCTTACCTCGCCGTTAGCAATTCTATGTGGAATAAATTTAGGATAGTCAACTTTCTCATCATCTTCTGCTGTTACTGTAATAACTTTTTGCTCTTTGAGTGGTTCTTTTTTAGTTTCTGATGTCGGTTTGTCTGAAGAAGTATCGCCTTTATCTTTATCAGGTGTTGTATCTTTAGGTGGCGTTTCAGTTTTAGGTTCTTCCTTATAAGGTGGTCTGATGAAATAAAGATTACCACCCATACCACTGTAACTATGTTTAACATATGCAGCTTTACTACCGTACCAGTGGTTAGCCCCATACCAGTTTTGGTCGATTGACGTAAATGTATTAGTATCACTAGGACCAACTACAATTGCTGTATGACCATATGCACCATATGTCCAACACACAACGTCACCCGGCTTTGGCACAAAACTAGGTGTATTCGCATATATCTTCCATGTGCTATTTGGATATTGATCACGTCGTGCCATCGCATCAGCATTACCATATGTTCTAAAACCCCAATATCTATCGAAGATATAGTTAGGTAAGTCCCAACATTGGAACCCCAGACGTTTATCGACATCGACACCCTTATTGTTATCAGCTAACCATTTAGCCCATGCTACTACCTGTTTGGCTGTCGGTTTGCCTGATGAAGGTAAAATTGCCATTTATCCACCTTCCTTTTTTGCATAATAAAAAGCCGACGTGTAAACGCCGACTATTTTCTCATCTTGATATTTATTTCTGATGTTTCATTATCTTCGAGTTCTTTATTATATTTTGTTGTCATTTCTTCTTTTATTTCAGTGGTAATTGAAGGTGGTTGACTTCCTTCATTTTTTATAACTGCTAACCTTTCAGCTAATTGTTTAGGTACTAGTACGCCCATAGCAGCACAATTCTCAACTACAGATAGAGCCTCATTTGCGATATAAAATAAGATTGTAATCATAATTAGTCCACCATTTAAAGCTAGTATCTGATCTATTACGTTAGATACAACAATTATGACGAAAATAAGTATCTTTCTTCCATAACCGAACAGTCCTTTTCTTGACCATAATCTTCTATCTTTAATAGCTTTAGCTGTTCCTGTTAATATGTCTAAAACCATTAACAAAATCAATACATAAAGCATTTTTAAATCTCCGGCATAAAAGAAGGTTTTAAATTCTTCGGACTGAATAATTTTGACTTTTACATCTTCCAACTATTTAGCACCTTCTTTCTATTAAGTTTCAGTAACATCTGCAATCATTTCACCTACGTTTATATTATTTGTTGCATCGTACCAAATTCCCCAACCTGCTGTATTGCCCATCTTATTGCGTGAATAAAATACATGACGATTGAATGGGAAGAATAACACTTTCTTATAACTACTACTTCTTGCCATAACAAGTAAATAACCGCTTTGATTATTTGGATCGGGTGAATTAACTGGGTTATATGCATAATAAAAACCTGACGCGTCAATACCACTCATAGTATAGAGGTCAGGGTTATCAATGCGAGGGATATATCCACTGTCATCAGTAAATGCGAAGCGTTGTAATTGCGCATTAGCAAGTGCTTCATCTACTTTTTCTTTAATTATTGTGTCGAAATCAGGTAATTCAGCTGATTGATTTCCGGTAACATCTCCTACATTTGCTTTACTATCTAATTGTGTAGTCAGTTGTTCGTTAGTTGGATAATTTGCAAGTAACGTATTTAATTCATCTTCAGTAACAAAATTTTCTGTACCATTTTCCAATTCGCTAAGCGTTTGCAACATTTTGTCGTCAATTGAGTTTAGTCGGTCTGTAAGGTCTTGTTGTGTATTGTTGGCAAATGCATTCATCTCATTCTTCATATCATTAACTTGCTTAATGAAAGTATTTTTTTGTGCGTTTACGAATGCAGTGAAATCAGCTTGTGCAGTTTCAATGTCGCTAAAATTTTGAGATACACTTTCGATTTTTTCTTTGAAGTTATCAATTAAATCGTCAATTTCACGAATATAACTAATTTTGATATCGGCATCAATTTGATTAATCAACGCATCTTTGACATAGAAACGAAATTCGTTTAACACAACCGTGTCTTTACGTCCAATAGCTTTGATGTAGATTTGACCTGTCACATAAGTGTCTGTTGCAGCTTTTAAGAAATCGTTATCTAAAGTAAGTTGAATGATACCTTGCATTGGATTAACGTAATCAACTTGAACACGTCCAGTTGATGAACCATTATCAGATACAAAGTAAGCATAAATATCAGTATTCACTTTACTGATTTCTAATGGATAATCTTGTTTTCTTACTTGAAACGTTAAAACTGCTGTATTGATATCCATGTTGTAAAAACCGATATTCTCATCAGTAATAGGTTTCAAGCGTGGCTCATCAACAACTGTGATTTTTGCTTCTTTTTTCAAACCGTCCATTTAAAAACCTCCTTATTTTTTAGTAATAATCTTATTACGAACATCAAATGGTGCTGGTTTATTTGGATAGATTTGTTTGAATGTTTGCTCTTTTTGGTTGCCATATCCTGTTGAAGTAAACATTTGAACAGCATTATGAGAATGACTAGGTGTAAATTTAACATTAAGTACCATATTCAATACTTTTGCATATCCTTCTTTACGCATTACGTCTACCACTGCCATAACTTCGTTTGTACGTTTAACATTGTCGGGTGTTGTTGTAGAAAATTGAACAGGTGCCACTGCATGTAACGGAATAGTATGAATGCCAGCCGGTAATTTATGTTCAATTTTAAATAATTGACGTCTTCTTGTTTTGCCATTACCACTAAATGGATTGTAGTTTTGTGCAATTCCTGGATTAACCCCGAATACTGTATCTTTAGATAACTGAACTGTGATTGATCCATTTAATTCTACGAAACCATTTGCAGTGACTTTAAAACGTTGTTGTGTCATTAACATACGTTGATATCCATCTTTGGCGATAAGTGAGAATGGTTTAACGCCAGAATTATTATAACGACTGCTATATACAAATGATTTAACAATAGGTTCGTTTGCTGTTTTTCCATTTTGGCCGTTATAAAGACTTGATAATCTTAAAAGAATATTTCCTAAGTAATATACGCTACGCCACATTTCTTCTGCGCCTCTAGGTTTACCAGCACGACCTTCATATACTTCAGGTAAGAATGATGTAATACCTTTCGTGATACCAACCCAATTTGAGAATGACGCTAATGTACTTGAACCCCAAGTAACATAATCACCATAATTCGATAATTCCATTAAAAGTTGTGTCATTTCGTTATTAGGTTGATTAGCAAAACGTGGATAGAATAAACAATAGTCACTAACTTGAGATACAATGTTGTGACAGTCCATATGTGCTGTAATTTCGTCTAAACTTTCAACGAGTGTTTTCATATTTCTACTTTCACGTTCACTAAATACTTTAGAGCCTTTATAGTTCTTACCACTCGGACTTTTACCGCTACCATTTTCCCAATAGTAATCAAAGTTACGATTAAGGTCTACATTATTCACATTTTCACGTTCTTGATTAGCAAAGCCCCAAGGATTTACGATAGGCACCATGACAATACGCACATTTTTACGTAAATAAGCGAGTTGTGGGTATTTTTCCCATTCGTTTACAACTAAGTTCATAAAACGACTCATAGCGTAAAATGCACTATACTCATTACCATGAATACAACAAGTGACTAATACTGTTTTACTGTAATGTTTCGGCTCAAATGTATAACTATATACGTTGTATTTGTTTGATTGGTCTTTACCAATGTACTTTTTGAAACAGTATTTATTATCGACAAACACGTCGTAGAATGCTTTTAAATTTTCAGTTGGATCATTACTTAATGGTGTTTCATTTACACCGCGCTCAGCACTTTTCATGTAAGGTGGATTAAATAAATATGCAGGATCATCAGTAACATTCATCAACTTATCTGTTTCTTCTTCAATGTATGAAAAATCATGTTTTAAACGTTCAGATAATAATGAGTGGCTTTGACCATCCATAGAAACACGACTGTCACGCACTTCTTGTTGGCCGTTTCCTAAATTACCTAATACTAAGTTTCTAACACGTTCATTTTGATAACGAAGTTCTTTATCAACTGTGGTACTAGAACCAGTAGGAAATGTGTACTTAATTTGGTCGGCAGTATGTGCTTTTGTTTCATTTCGACTATGTTTATCTAGTATTTTTTCAATATTTGTTAACATATCTCTTGTAGCAATAAAATTTAACTCATTTTCTCTAACAAAACGAGCGCCAAATATTGCATCTAAGTCGGTATATATCGTTTTTCTCATTTCAAACCTCCTACTTTAGTTTCAAGTTGCCATTGGCATCAATGACAATATCAGCACTACTTAAATTAACGACTGTTCCATCTTCTTTAGTTGCTTTTATATCTTTAGTAGCATTATCTTCTTGTTGGCGTTGTGTGGTTTTAATAGCTGCATTTGTTTTTGCAGTCGTTACTTTATATGTGTGAACAAAGCTATTTTGACCACCTAATTTACCTACTGCTGCAGCAGCTTCACTTACACGTTTTTTATATCTATCTACACGTTTGAAATCACCTAACGTCACATCTTGTTTAACGATAATATTATCTTTATCTCTTACCGTTTTTACATCAACAATACGAACAAACTCATTAATACCTAAGATAGAATGATTAATCTTAACGATATCAGCTACTTTAGGAACAGCGTTGGGATAATGTTCGTTCAAAGCGATGAAGTCTAAACTGATTGATGTTTTAACTGAACTTTCGATTAATGATTGAAGTTTTTGATGCATTACTTCTTCATCTTTGATACGACCATCTTTAATCGGTGGTGCATCATAACGACCATAGTCTTTGATGCTAGGATGCTCAAATTTCATAACAAAGCCAGCTGCTGTACTACCTTCTTCTTCATCATAATCGCCATATCCAACTGCATAGGTATAAAGTTCACTACTATCTTCTTCAACTTTCATATTATTGGCGTTGATTTCATCATCTATATGATAACTAGCATTTTTATTTAAGAATGGTGTAAATACAAATGTATATGTTCCTTTTTTATTATCAAATTCAATATCGAACTCTACATCGAAGTGACTACAAAACTTCTTAATCAAATCTTCTAAACTTTCACCTTCACCAGCATTTTCGAATTGAGATGAACCAAGAGAGCCATTTATTTTATATTTCAGTCCAGTATTATCGAATATCTGTTTAAGAAACTTATCGGCGGTAAAACTACCATCTATCGTTTCATAAACGCGAGTATGTTTAATGATATCTAACGGCTTATAACGACAAGAGACAGACACAAGTTGTTTCTTACCATGTGTCTGTCTGTCAATAATAAATACTACGTATTCTCTTTTATCTTTCGAACCTTGTACTCTTGAAATCGTCCATCGTTTCTGTAAACCTCTGACAATTTGATAATTAAATTCATCTTCAACAATTTCAAATTGTAAGACTATATCAGAACCAAGTTTAGATGTTTCGGTAGTAGACACGTACAATGGAATACTACGCCCACGTATTGGAGTAACTAATATTGGCATGTCTACACCTCACAAGTAATAAAATTTCAAGTCAAATGTTACTGATTTAACTTGCTGATTGAATTCAAAATTATTCCAACCCGGATAAAACTTTGGTTGTGCATTTGATGCTAAGTCGTTAATAGGAATACCATTTCTAAATGTTTGTACACCGTCATAGACAATCTTGTCGCCTTTTTTTAAATTAGCACCTTCGATTGTCATAACATCACTATTACCTAATGTAAATTTGAAAATTTCCGTTGCTTTAACATTTTTCCCTAATACAACTGTTACTTTTTTAAATAAATTGAATTGATCATTAGGTACATTCCCGTGATAGTAGACTGAATTGTTGTATACATTAGTAAATGAATACTTACGACGTGTATCTTCTTCATCAAAAGGAATTAGCATATCATTGGACCATAATTCTCTGTCAGGTCGTTTCTCTAATTCCAATGATGTTCCGATACTTTCAGCAAAAGGTAATTCATCAGTTTCAAAATCTAATGAAAATTGAATTTTACGCCCTACTTCTTTAGGCTCAATAACACCGTTACAAATCACTTGATATTGTCTACCATTTACGTAGTGATTATTATTAAACGGCTCATGATTAAGTACTAAATTGTTATATTCATCTATATCTTGATAATCATCTTTAGTAGGTTGGATAAAACGATAATTAAGTGGTACGGTTCTTCTCAATTCTCTAATGAGTATTGGATCTTTACTTGTAGTTAAAGCATAAAACTCATCTCTTAATCTAGGGTTATCATTTAGTTTGGTCGAAATAACGTAACATTCAACTTTAATATTACGCTTACGATATTGTGTACTTAGTCTAATGCGCCCATTTGTATTTTCTTTTGTTTTGTAGTCTTTTTCTATTTCAATACTTTCGACAGTCACGCTTTCCACTTTGAAACCGAAGTCGTTCAAAGTATAACGTTGTCCGTCCTTTTTCTTAATTTCTATATCCATTGAACGACCTCCTTAGAATGAAAACATTGCATCTTCATTTGCAGTTTGACCATTAACAATTGCCGAAAGTGCTTCGTTATTAACATCCATCTCTATACGTACTACACGTTGATTTGGAGATGAATTAACTTGATGTGTATGTTGAACTTGTGCATTTACAGAAGCAGTAGCATTTCTAAAATCACTTGTTATTTTAGGAATATTAAGTGATGAATTAAATCCAGAACTTACTCTTGATGCAATTGATGAAGCTAAGTCTATGACTTTACTACCTTCTGTATTCATTCCTAAATGCATACCTTCCATGGTGTAAGCACCAATATCTTTAAATACACGTGAAGGCGAATGAATACTTAATGCACCTTTAACTGCACTGATTGCACTCTTAGCTACATTGACAGCCGAACTAATAACTTGGCTTGCTCCACTCATAATACCTCGAGCTAAACCGGCCATCATTTGAATTCCGGCACTAACAAATTGTCCTAAAAATCCTCTAATAGCAGCAACAGCACGTGACATACCACTTTTGACTTGGCCAATCACATTGACAAAACCGCTAATTACACCTGAAACAAATCTAGCCATTGCATCAATGATAGCTGAAACCCATTGAGCGCCGTGAGAAATAATAAATCCAAGCGCTTGAGCCATTTTAGAAGCAACCGTTTGAGCTACTCGACTAAACCAATTTGTCACACTTGACCAAATTTGACTAAGATATTGTGTTGTGGACGACCAAATTTGAGACCAACTTGAAATGCTTGTTCCAAGTATAGAATTTAAACTAGCAAATATAAAATTAGAAATTTGAGAAAAAATTGACTGGACCGCACCCCAAATGGTATTTAACACATTCGTGAATGTATTTTGTAAAGTCTGTAGTGCGCCTGAAAAATCGCCAGTAATTAATTGAATGAAAGCAGTAAACAATCCAACAATAATTTGAATTACAGATGATACGATTGCACCAATTGCAGTGAAAATTACCGATACCGCAAGCCACAGTCCCTTAAACGCTTCTACTAGGAAATTAATCGCTTGTACAGCTACAACGCCTAGAATTTGATTAATAAAATCGCCAAATTGTTGGAAAATCGGAATTAACGGTTCAATTGTTTGCATGATATTATCGTACAATTGAATAAACCAATCTATAACAGACTGAATAGCACCGCCTATTGTTGTAGAAATTACATCCCACGCATTTGTGAGTGCATTTCTAACACTTTCGTTGGTGTTCCATAACCATACTAGAATTGCGATTACTGCTGCTACTGCACCAATGATTAATAAAATAGGAGCGTCTAAAGCGAGGAACGCAACACCTAATCCTTCAAGCGCAGTCATTAAACCACTACCAATTGCGGTCAAACCTTCAATAGCAGTACTTGCTCCGGTTAAAACTCTTGCGAATTTACCAATAAAATCAATTGCGCCCATAATTGGTGGACCTAATGTCATAAAGATACCAGCTAATGTTGCAATTAAACCTAGCATTATGCCGATTGCTGGATGCGCTTCAGTTAGTTTTTCAATAAAATCTGTCATAGCGATAGCAACATCTAATACTGCAGCTGCAAAAGGAGCCATAGCAGTAGCTACATTAATGATAATGTTAATAATATTACCTAATAATTGGATAAGTTTAGGACCATTCTCTTGAACGTATTCTATAAATTTCTTAAATCCATCACTTTGAGCAATTGTAGCACTCCATTCCTCAAATCTTTGTGCCATATCTGCTAAACCTTGTAACACAAGATGAGTATTAGGAGCGAATGCTTTCATCAAGTTGAAGATACCTTTAAATGTTGAGCCGAATATCTGACCTATCAATGGTAAGTTTTGTTTAGTATATTCAATAAATGACTTAATTGCGTTTTGTCCTTCAACTGACTGCGCCCACTCATTAAATGCTTGGCCCATTTTCTTAAAGCCTTGCGATACCCACTCGGCTAATGGTGCTATTTGTGTAAGTACACTAACTAAGCCACTACCAAATGAGCCAGCAGCATCTAACATATTGTTAAATATTCTCACACCAGTTGTACCCATCATTTCAAAGAAACGTTGAGCTACTTGAGAATTTTTAGCCCAATCAAGCATCTTAGCACTAGCTTGTTCCATTCCTTGAGAAACACCGTTGATGAAAGGTGTAAGTCCAGCTAGAGCAACTTTAGCAGTATCAATACTATTTGCTAATGTATTAAATATTTGTGTTTGATTTTGTTGGATAAGGCCAGCCCACGCACTCTTTAAGCTATCTAATGAAGCTTCATAACGCTCAGTTTCTTTAGTTGCCTCTAATGTTCCATCAGCTAACATGGTTAAAGCGCTAATACCCATAGCACCAAATGCGACTACACCTGCACTAGCAACACCGAATGCGCCAGCTAAACCAGCAGCACCACCTGCTACTACGCTAATTGCATTTAATACCGTCATCAATACGGGGACTAAACTAGCAATTATTGGTACAAGTAAAGTGATATTGGAAATTAGAACACCTTGAACCATGTTTCCTAGCACTGTTCCTATTGTACGAATCTTAGTAGCTAATCTATCCCAAGATTTTGTTGATTCATCAATACCAGCACTTAACGCTCTTAAGAAACCTTCCGCTTTATCACTATCAACTTCTAACCGAGTACGAACTTTATTTGGAATACTGCGCAACACCGTCTTAAAAGTAGTTACTTCCGCATTAGCTAATGCGGAATCTACTTGAATAGCAGTTTTAACCTTTCTACCATCAAGTCTATCCAACTCTTTTTTCGTCTTTTGAAATTTAGTAACAAATAATCTGTCGTTTAAATCAATTGCGGTTCGAACTGACTTACTATCTAAAAAATCTAAAGCTTTTTCTAGTTGGTTTATCTTAGTTTCTGCTTGTTTAGTATTCGCATCCACTTTAGGTTCAACATCCATATCGTCGATAAGCTCTAAATCTTTCTCAATCGCATCTATATCCATATCAAACTCATGTTTGTCAATATCTACATCAACTGTTGCTTTTTCATTTTCTAAACGGTCAATTTTAGCATTTATTTCATTAATTTCAGCATCAAATTTCGCTTTTTCTAAATCGATTTCAGGACTTGCCTCAGTTCCATCAATTTCATCTAATTGACGAATAACTTCGTCTTTTTTAATTTCTAAATCAATAATATCTGCATCAATTTCTGAAGTTGAACGCTTTCCATCTAGTTCATTTAATGCTTTTTCAGCTTCTTCGACCTTAGAAATAAGATTCTTATCACTAGCTTTTAATTCGATATCATCAATACTTTTAGCGACAGCATCATATCTTTTCAATAAATTAATAGCTTGATTTATTTCTTTTTTGAATCGCGAAGTATTAGCCACCAATTCATTACTGACAGTATATTCAGTGTTAGGCACTATTCCACCTCCTTATTCCTAGTTTCATTATTCATCTTAGCTATCGCTTGTAATAAACTATTTTCACTAGGTGATATTTCTTCTGTTTCTTTATGATATTCAATAGTTTTACCTGAAAGAATACGTTTATAATTTTTCTCAAAATCAATAATGTCATTAGCAGTTTGATATCTATAAACTTCTTTAGGCTTCTTTTCTGTACCAACATTTTTAGTGGTAGCAGCATCTCTTATTGCAAAAGCGAGTTTATACCTTTCGAATTCTTCTCTTAAAACGTCTAGTTCTAAAGCCCACATGCGATAATTAAATTCACGTAGTGTTAAATTATCAATCTCTTCTAAACTAGTCATTTTCAAATCTGACATGCAGGCTAAAACTATACGATCATAAGTGACTAAATCTCTTTCGCTTCTAGTGCTTTGCTGTTGTTGATAACGTCTTGGGTTAGAACATTCTTTCCCATATCCTCAAGAACAATTTCTCCGAATTTTTTAAGGGAACCATGTTCTTTAATTAAATCAACTAAGATACCCTCTAATTCTTCATCATTTTTAGGTGAATGTTGTTGGCCACGAGTAGTCGCTTTAATAATTTTTGCAATTGCAATCGCATTACCTGATTCTAATTTAGGTACTAATTTCTCTAAACCTTCACCAAGTTCTACACGGTCTTGAACTTTAAATCCTAACGCTTTATCAATAGCATCTAATTGACCTATACCAAAACGCATTTCTAAATCTTTTTTACCATTCTTAATTGTAATCATATATTTTCCACCTCATTAATTTTTTAAAATAAAAAAGAGCAGGCTATTCACCTACTCTATAAATTGATTTACTTATCAGATGTTGAAGTTGACGTTGATGTAGTGCTAGATGAACTACTTACTTTTGGTTGAGGAATACTTTCCAGATTTTCAGTAGCAGGATCATCAGCAGTAGTGTTATGGAATTTGTAACCATTAGCTTCTAATTTTTGTTCAACTTCATCAGGAATAGTTGCATAACCACGTTGGAAACGACCATTAACGCCGTATTCAAGTTCGTATTCATCTACTCCTCCAGTTTCACCTTTTAAAGTAAATTTATTAAATTTGCCTTGGAAATATTTAGCTTTGAATCTTCCAGCATTTTCGCCTGTACCTTCAATTTTACTTTCAATTTCCCACATCTCATAAGGAGTTTTATCAACTGTTGCATCCTCTACTTCATCAGCAAACGTATCTCCATAAGCCATCTTTGCAGTTGCTGTTGCTGTTGTAGATGTAGATCCTTCAGTTGAATAACTTCCATCCATTGTATCTTCTGTATCAGTATCTGTTTCATGACTTAACTCGAATTCAGTCATCCACATCATACGAGTTGCATCAACTGCTTCTCCTAGCTTTCTAAAAAGATACAATCTGAATTTACTATCTTTTTTATCCATCACTTTACCTCCAATTAATAAGATTTATATTCAGCTTTCAAAGAAGTATGCAACAAACTCTTATTACCTTCTTCTTTATCGATAAGTGTATTTGTATGAATCGTATCAATTGATACATGGTAATTACCTAAATCGCTAATATCACTTAATATTTGATCAGCATAATAAATTAATTCATCATGCTTACCAACATCATTAGCGTCAGACCATATATCAACATCTACGATTAATCCACCAGCAAAAGAATTAAGGGTATAATGAAATTTATCTGCATTACCTTTTGTAACAACAAAAAAAGGATATGTGATAGATTGGCCAAGTTCTGTTGAATCAATAACCTCTATTCCATATCCTTGTAACTTTTTAAATACTTCATTGTATAACAATTGTTGTGGTGTTCTATTACTCATAAACTAACCTCTATCCGTTGAGCAATCGTTTTAAATCATTGTATTGATTTTGAGTTAAAACTTCATATGTTGGAAACATGAAAGGCTCTTTATTCATGTGACGCGTACCGAATTCTAAATAGCCACTGTAATAAGCATTAGATATTACTCTATGATGCAATTTACCAACTTTTTGATACTCAATTTGTCGCCATAAATTACCTGTCCAGTAACCTTTAATCATCACTTCTTTAGCTTTCTTTTGAGCAATTCCTACGCCTTCTTTTGCATTCATTTCAAGAATAAAATCAATATCATCATCTATATTGTCATGCATAGCTCTCATGTGTTTAATCAGTCTATCTAGACCTTTAGTTTCCACTTAATAACTCCTCATGAAGATAAATTGATGTTTTATGTCGATATACTCTTACATCTGCTACTCGATATCGTAGGCCTCTCAATATTGCATGAGTTGGAATGATATCCAATTCATGATTAAAGCGAACAACAGTAATATCTTTATAGGCTTCACCAAATTCAGCAAGCACTCTTTCCCTAGACAAAGCGCTACTGTTACATGGAATATTTGGTAGTATTTTTTCAACACTTTCCTTCTTCTCAGTAACAGGATTATATTTAGCCACTTTTTGAACGATTAGATCAACTCTATCTTCAAATCTCAATAGAATTTGATACTTCCTTCGCGTTCAATTGTTTCTACAGGGAAAAGTCTGTCAATTATTGGTAAATACTCATCAAAGTCCTTAGGTTCATAAGTGCTAGAACGTCCATCTTGTGATTCGCTAGACATTCCTTCAGCACCTATGCGATTGTATCGTTTTAAAGTAACTTCAATAACGATAAATTCTAAACCTTCAGGTACATCTTCACGCATACCTATTGGTAATCTTGAAAGTAACTCTGCAGTTACATTTTCGATAATTACTTTGAGTTGCTCATCTTGTTTATTATCTTTCAAACCAATACGAGATTTAACTTTAGTTAAGTAATCCATAGTTTCACCTTCTTAATGATTAATAGATTATGCAGTAGCAGTAGTTGTTGTAGGTGGTGTAATAGTTACTTTAACAACTGCATCAATATTTTCTGGGAACATTGAAATAGCATGCATTAATACTGTTTCACTTGTTAAACGACTTGAATCCATATCATGTAACACACCAACAAATCCAGTTGGATCAACACTGAATGGGAATGCTAACGATAAATCGCCATTAGGATTTGCATAAGCTACGTTTAAGTTTTCTGAAACTGTGAACCATACTTCACCTTCTGGAACATCAGAGAACTCAATAACTTTTGCACCTACATATGGTGTCAATAAGTTTAATCCGAATTGAGAACCGTTTGAGTTAATGAAACCGTCGGCTAAATGTCCAGCAACGTCATTAGGATTAACTAAAGCGATAGGTGTGATTTCTGTATCTAACAATACTGATAAGTTAGCACGACCTTTAGCTAATGCGCCTTGTAAGTTAGGTGCTGATAACTTTGCTTTATTTGTACGCGCTTTATTTGTTAATGCAGCGTTTAACATATTGAAGAAGTCTGTACGGAATTGTTTTTGTACATAACGTAACATTTCATCATCAGTACGGTTTACCGCTGTACTAAATCCATGTGCTTGAATTGATTCTGCAGTAGTTGCTTTACGGAATTTTTTGAATGTCAATTCTGTGATGTCTACTAATTCACGTTCAACTTTAGTTAATGGAATAACGTCACCTTCAGCGACAATTCCATCTTGGTTACCTTCAGAATTTACTGAAAAGCGATATTGTTTTAATGCTGTACCAACATTCATTGGTAGTTTATTCGTAATGTTTAATGCTTCAAATAGTTTATTTAAGCTTTCTCCTAAGCGATTAACGAAGTCGATAGACTTAGCTTCGCCCAAAGCTTGTACATCAATTTGATTTGGTTGTGGTGCCATTTAAAAAACCTCCATTTATTTAAATAAGTGTCGATTCTGAGCAATAGCCATTTGTCTTTCATCAGAATCTTTAATATTCATAATGTCTTCTCTAGTCATACCACCAGATTTGACGTTTTTAGGAGCGCCATTTCTGAGTGATTCTTTCACTTGTTCTTTGACAATGTTGTTAATTACATTAGTGAGTGCATCAATATTTTTTTGAGTGCTTTCTGCTTCAGTCGTTACAACAATGTCTAGAAGATCATCTGTAGCTGTAATGTTTTTCTCACTAAACATTGAACGTGCTTCGTTTCTCATAGAATTCATTGCTTCTCTTTGACGAAGTTCTTCATTCTCTTTGCGAAGCTTTTCCATTTCATATTCGTTTTTTTGGTCTTTGTTCATTTTAGCGAGTTTTTCAGCTTCTTTAGCTTTTTCGTCAGCTTTTTTCTGTTCACGAGCAACTCGCTCTTTAATCAATTGATTAACTTCTTCTTGCGTAAATGTTTTTTCAGTCTTATCTGACTGCTCTTGTTTATTGTTAGAAGTATCATCTTGATTACTTTGGTTTTGCTCGTTTACATTTGTTTCTTGTGTTTCAGTAACGTTACTTTCTTGTGCCATGAGATATACCTCCGTTTATAGTCTGTCGACTGTATATTCCATGCGTGCTTTTAACGTCTTCAGCACGTTTTGGACATAAAAAATAGCCATCACACGGATGTGATAGCTTTATCGTTTCTGTATTGCTTGTTCAATTGCTTTGATTTTTTCATAATCTGTCATTTCATCTTTTAAAATATCTTCTGGTGTATCACCGTAGACTTGCATATATTCATCAGTTACGTCATCTAATTTTTGTTCATATTCTTCTCTAGTCAATTACAATCTTACCTCCTGAATATTTTCCTTTACGTTCTGCAAAGAACTTATCACGCCAATTACCAACACGTGGAGCAGTTGAACACCTACAATGTGGATGTATAGGCGCAGCATTGACACCAGGAACCATATTCTTTACTTTGAATACCTTACCGTTCAACTCATTACAAACTGGACAAACCTTTGTTTTTTCATCGTCTTTCAACTTGCTTAAATCTAGGTTTTCCTCATAAAATCCCGGTTTTGGTAATTCACTTTTAGATGCTAAGAACTCATACTCACCATCTTCACCAAGTGTTTTTAAATAAGATAGTCGTTGTGCTTCTGATTGCGCTCTAGCTGATTCAGTGGTTAGTAAACGTTTAGCATTGTATGTTGTTTGGCCTGTTTTTTTCTTAAATTCTGCTACATACTCATTAGGATGTCGGCCACGTACAACTACATTTGTTGTGATGCGCTCAACTTCTTCTCTTACCAAATCCATATCATCCCATAAACGCTCTGACCAAGTGACCTTATGAAACTTACTATTAGCAATAGCTTCTGCTTTTTCTTTGGTAATTCTAAGGTCTACGCCTAATATTCCTGCCTGTTCTTTCACTTCACGATTAATTGAATCAACTAATCCATTCTCAATCGTCTTTTCTACTTTTGCAGTTGATGATTTAACTATCAAATCTAGATTCTCTTTGAGTAATTTCTCACGAGAAATCTTCATTTTGACATTATATTTCTTTAATTCCTTATTTGCTTTCTCACTAAAGTCTTTATTCTTAACATATTCTTTTGCCTTAGATTTAAACGCTACAACATCAAATGCATCTACAACTTTCTTTGCTTCGGCAACAGATAAACCTTCTGAAGTAGCAAACTTAGCATAAAAAGCAAATATCTCTTTTGCTATTTCTGCATACATCAAAGTAATAATACGATTAATCTCTGCTGCAGTTTTAGCATCTTCAACTACATTTTGCTCCATAACAAGCTGAGCGCGTTCTATCCAATACTGAGGATCATATTGTTCTGCCATTACCTTCATCTACCTTTTCAGATGAATTAAAAGCATCTTGATAACTGTTTGCATCAGATTCGTCTCTTTCTTGTTGACGTTCTTCCTTCATTTTTTCCATTTCTTCATGTGGATCATCAATAATATCTAGAACTGATAAACGTGTTTGTTCTGATACGCCACCACTTAAAGCGTTAAATGCTTCGATTGATTCCATTAATGACTTAGGTAAATTAGGAGAGAACTTGATTGTTATTTCTTTATATGAATGTTGCGTTAAATTTTCAATATTGATGTTATTGAATAGCAATTTATAGCGTTTCATCAAACCTTTTTTAAACAATCGTTCTTTGATTGCTCGCATTTGCTCAAGTCCGAATAGCTTATATTTCATTGCTTCTCCACTTTGAACACCACTAAAGTTTTCATCACTTAAATCAGGTGTATTCGTAAATTTATGAATATCTCGCTCTAATCGACTTTTATATGCTTCTGTTCCAGCCACATCATATTGTTTATAGATGTATTTCACATCTGCAGTACCTTCACTACCATTGGCAGTGATGCCAGGTTTAATATGAACCATATTCGCATCTTTAAATGCCTTGGCATCTTCACTATCTAATTCAGTATTACCAATAATGGCCAACATAGCATCATTTAAGTCTGTCATGTAGTTAGCTGTATCTGATTCTGCAGCATCATAAGCATCTATCAATGAAATCACATTTTCAAAGTCACCTTGCTTAAATTGGTCATTGAGATACTCAACAATAGGAACGTCATTATAATAATGCTCAACAATATCAATAGATTCGAATTGGCTACCTTTCATCTTGATGTAGTAAATATCTTCATCCGTGTAGACTTCAACAAAATCTGTAGGTACTTTATCAACATCTTGTTTTGTGTAGTATCTGACACCAGCAAGCACTTTTTTATCTAGCGACTCATCATACACAACAAATGTATTCTTTGGATCAAGCAGCTTAAATGTATCTTTATCTTCTAAATCACGATACACAATTTCATAAGCACGACCATATATCGAAAGGTTCAATGCTAAATCACTATTTACTGCATCTGCATCATTCAAGTCATTTAATTCGACTATCTTATCGTTAGTATTTTCATCTTTATGGATAATTGTAATAGGATTACCAGTAAGATAACCAACAATGAAACGCGATACATATTTAGCGAAGTTATGGACGATTCTATGGTCTGACTTTTCATCATCTAAACGACGCTTTCCAACTAAAATGTCAGTATTTCTGTTTAAGTAATAATCTTCTAATGTTTCTAAACGTGGCAATTGAAGCGTTTTATGGTTATTAATTAACTCTCTTAACTTTTCTTCGGTTAAGAGTTCTTCAATATCACTAACTAAAAAGTCTTCATTTGCTTCTTTTGTAAATGTGTTGTAATTGTATAAATCAGTTAGCTTTTTAACCATTTATCCTCTCACCATGCCTTTCATTTGTCTTAATTTGCTAACACTTGTCTTTTCTTTAGATTTGAATATTAAATCAGATAGTGCGTATCTCAGCGCATCCATTAAGTGGTTGTTTTTATCGACTGGTTTATTTAACCACTTACCTTCATCATCTTGTTCAAAAATGTAAGTGTTCAATTCTTCGATAGTATTCACACAACTAGGATGTATGTACATCTTGAAACCTTGAACATATTGAATACCCGGCATAATCGAATGAGGCCCTTTTGTTGCAGGTGTAATCTTTTTAATACCTTTTAACTTCAATTCTGCAATCATTCTCATATCACCTTCGGATTTGATTTCTGCTGTCTTTAAATCTTTATCGGCAATCATGTTGTAGATATCATCTGTGAGCATAGCTTTTTCATAATGCTCATCATATATCCATAACTCTTTATTAGGTAAATCCACAACTACACTGATTAATGCAGTAGGATCATTCGTGAAACCATAGTCAATACCATGTACTTTTAATTGAGTTGCTTTGTACTTTTCAAACCAATCAAACTCTTTTACTTCAAAGTTCGTATAAACAAGTCCCTCAGCTACGCCCCATTCTCCATCACAAACAATTCTTGCACGTCTAGGATTTGTTCTGTACAAGTCCTCATAACGTGCAATATCGACATCATCAAGCCATTCATTCATTCGAAATGTTGTCGTGTATGAAAATGTATTGTTTAATCGTGTATCTTCATCAAAGAATGTAGGTTTAAGCCAATGACGTTCACTCCAAGGGTTGAATGTAACTGTAATTTGTTTAAAGAAATCATCATCTTGATAACTACCACGAATAGATTCAACAACAGTACTAAATTTATCGAATGTTTCAATCTGATAAGCTTCTTCAAACCATGCCCAACATAATATTCCAGTATCAACTGTGATTGATGTAATCTTCAAAGGATCATCTAAACCACGAAACAGAATCTTTTGGCCAGTTTTCTTATAAGTAATCTCTGGTAAACTCTCATTAAACTTAAATAAGTGAGCTACACCTAATTGGTTTGTAGCCCACTTCAAGTCTGTATATGTTGATTGTTTATTTGTATTACTAAATCGTCTTACAACGAGCAAATTCGCCCATTCATACTTCATTAAACGATAAATAAAGTTGATTGCAGTCGTCTTTGATTTTTTACTACCACGACTACCCTTTACAACTCTATAAAAGTTTTTGTTGTGCCAGAATTTATTGTAGCCACCACCAATTGTTTTTGCAGGACTGATTTTTGGTCTTTCGGCCATGTCTAATCATCTTCCGGAACATCATCAACAAATATTGGTGTGGTTACTTCGGCTTCAACCTTTTCTGTCCACATTCTGTATCGTTTACCTAAGAGTTCTGCAGCTTTAATCCTATCTTTAGCACCTACATCAATGTTATCTATTTCTTGATAACCTTCGCCTTGGCCAACTAACGTTTGTTCAGTCGTTTCCCCACGCATAACTGACGTTAAATACTGCAATATTTCATCTTGTTCGGCAATACTTTCTTTTTTGAGTTCTTCCAAACGCTTGTCAATATAGGATTTTATACTAGGTTTTTTCAAGTTTTCGCTTCCTACTGCATAAGCTGATTTTGTACTGTAACCTGCGTTAATTGCAGCTTTAGTAACTTCACCTAATCTTATATATTCATCCGCAAATTTCTGTTGTTTTACTGTTAATTTCATCTCATATACCACCAACTCTCACGCTAATTGCTTATTAAAATTAAAAAACCTACCCGAATTGTCTTTCGGATAGGCTCAACATAAAGGAGACCATATTATGGTTTACAAACATCATTTTCTTTGAACAATCATTAGCACGTGTGGTTACCATGGGAAAATAACCACAATATCATTATAATTTATTAAATCAATAGGTGTTATACCTTTTTTATACCTTACATAAATGTGACATTATCCTACAAATTCAATACGCTTAATGATTTCTGCATGCTTATTTCTGATGTATTGATCTGACCGATTTACTTTTGCAGCAACTTCACTTAATGTCATACCGTCCATATATTTATATTTAAGTATTTGATATTCTAAACCATCAAATTTATCAACTACCTCTCTAATTAACTTCATATAATGATTAAGTTCATCAATACGCTTATTAATTTCAACAATTTCATCACTAATACGTTTAGTTTGTTGTAATCTTGTAAACATATCATACTTTTTGCCTAGATATGCTCTATAATCAATCAATGTTGTAGCACCCCAATGACGCATTTCACGTTGACATATGTGTTTATTTAGTTTCAATGCACTTAGTTCTGCGTCAAATTGGCGATATCTATTAATTAAATCAACCACTATCCTACCCCCAAATAATCAAATAATATACCATTTTTGCTTATAATTGGCTCAAATTCATCAAAGAATGAGTACGGAATACTTTTCCTATCTAAAATTTTAATTGTGCTTAAATAAGTGGTTATATCTAATCTATAAAGTTCTTTATATTTACTAAAATAGATTAAGAAAAAAGCACTACCATTCATTGCTTTTACTTCCTGCAAGTAATCAACTTGATGTTGTTTGATATTACTCAATGGCAATGATGTGCCATTTGTATTTTTAGTATCGAATGCGATAAAACGGCCTTCTTTATCTAATCCAGTAAAATCTACAGTACCTTTTGACTTGTAGTAAGCCTTATTGGTACGTGTATTATAGCTAATATCAGTCGGCACCTTATCAATGCGTGCCAACTGTTTAGATCGATATTGTTTATTTGTATGGATAATGGCATTTTCTAACCACATTCCACGATTGCCATATCTGACTTTTTTCGAAGGGACTTTCGGCATTATTGCTCCCCCTTACTTTTTATACATAACCATACTAGGTACACAATAGGTATTAATACTATCCACCAAGTCATTTAACTTCCTCCTAAAACTCCGTAATATAATAAGTGTAAAAATAACAACCCTATAAGCAAGAACATTCTGAAAGCATATCCTATTGTTGGCCAATCTTTATTTTTTATGCCTGCTATAAAAAGATATGTTAAATCTATCCCTGCCATAACAAAAACTATCGATAGAATTATAATAGTAACAAACACTATCCACACTACTCACTCACCTCTACCTTGATTTTATTCAAATCTGACTGATCACCATTCAAAGCGTAATCTGCAGGTGCATCAATATCGTCTTCACTTTCTAAAATGACAATCGCCTGTTTCGTTAAATATATTCCAAGTGCAAACATACCAACTAAATAAATGAATTTAATTAATTTTATAGCCACACTTATTCACTCCTATAAAAATTCATCTTTCATTCTTGCCATTGTATCTCGATATTCTTTTCTAGCTTCTTCTTCATCAGGTGGCACCATGTTGTAAATTGCATTGATTTTTTTTGAATGATAAATATAATTATCTTCCATTTTCCTCTTTACTTCTTCGTTACCATCAAAATATTTTCTTATTTCTTCTCGCCATTGTTCAGTATTATCTTTCATCTTCTAAGCACTTCCTTTACACGTTGATAAATATCTTCCTTACACGTAGCCTTTATCTTTGTCTGTTGTTCCGTCTTGTCTTGCATGATTGACCTCCATCTTCTTGTTGTATGCGTCAATGAGTTGATCAAGTGAATAATATTCAACTGAAAATGCGAATGGATAAGTTAAGAATGTGAGCGCATCTGAATTAGTGCTATCTCTATTAAAAATATTTTTGCCTAAGTTGGTATACACCTCTGATAAGATATCAATATCATCTAAGTGTTTATCAATATCTTTCGCTGCTTGCATAATATTATTTAAATTTTCTACTGTTTCTTCAGTAACATCTAGATTTAATTGATGTGTAATGCTTAATCCAAACGCCAACATGTCTGCTAGTTCATCTAGTTGCACATCTAATGGCTTGCCCGGTTTCTTCTTCCAGTTCTTGAACGTTTCTAATGTGTTAAACCATTCAAAGAACTCAACTACATATGCAATCTTACTATCCTGTAAATTAAGTGTTGGAATTCTATCGTCGAATTCCTTTTGTATTTGTAGTAACTCTTGTAATTGATCAACTGTTAATGTGTTAGTCATTTATTGTTCCTCCCAGTATTTGATTAAAATATGTGAACAATGTTCTTCGTAATATTCCGACCAGTTCACTTGATAACCGATCACTTCATAATCTTTAATTCCATTTGATTTCACAAATTCATTTACATCGTTATCTACTTCTGTTGATGTACGTTCAAATTCTTTAATCTTCCACATCACTACCACGCTCCTTAACTGGTAAAATTCCCATTTATTGTTCCTCCAATTTTTGAATTAATTGAATGTTGTACCATTCTTGAAAAACGTTCACTTTCTGCTTTTGTATCAACTATTTGATATCTGTAATTCAACGCAGGTGCTACTGGTGTTTTAAGTGGCGACTGCTTAATAACTACTTTTTGGTTACCGACCAATGTATGAAAACTGCCACCATTTAATAAGCTGAGTAAGTCATTTTCATCTAGGAATATAGTTTGTTCACTCATCACTACCATGCTCCTTAACTGGTAAAATTGTTCCTCCTCGAATTTTTCCTCAAGTCCTTCCATTTCTTGAACGATACCTTCCCAAGCATCTAGCTCTGTTTCTGCAATTTCATCTAATCCCGTAACACAATCAGCATTTTGATATTGTCTAATTCTTGTATTTAAACTACTTCTCAAACTAATCCACATTTTTTCATGTTTATCCATTATTTTCTCTCCATTTCTTCTTCAATAATTTGAGCTAAACGTAATGCTTGAATGTCAGACATCCCAACTCTATTGCATGCTTTGAAAAAACTTTGTTCATCTTTTGATAATTTATGTTTTACATACTCTGTGTAGTTGTATGCTGCAATTAAGTCCTTAACTACTCTAGTAACTACTGTTCTAAAAATTGACTTACCTACAAATTTAATTACGTTTTTCATAATATTTCCTCCCAATTGCTATTTGATATGTGTCGTCAATCTCAACTTCAATCTCATCATCAATTGTGATGACTGCACTTTCTTTCACACCTTCAAAGTTCCATTTCAACTCTTTAACATATCCGTAGTAATTCATTCGGCTATTCGGAGGAATAAACCAAATGAAATCACCTTTATCTAAATCAATGATCTTAGATTTGTTAGCTTCCAATCTTATCCCTCCAATAACTTAAATATATCTAGTTGTTCTATATCTGAATCTTCTATAATTTGATATTGGCCAACAAAGAAGCCTTCGATACCAATTAAGGTACCGTCAGCGCTTCTTGTTTTAAAAATGTCTATGCCACCTGTTTCATGTTTGTGTAATTCAATCGAGGTCACATTGTTTTGGCCAACTTCAATACTTTTAGTTTCGCTACATACTTTTTTAATCATCCCAATCACTCTCCAATTGTTTTTGAAATTGTAAACGTAATTTTTCAAACTCAGGATCGTCATTAACTGTTTCTTTTTCTTGGTTACGATTCTTCAACCATTCAGGTGTCTTTTCTCTTGATTGCGTTACTTTAGGTTGATAGGATTGTTCTTTTTGCTCTTGTCTTTGTTGTTCGTACTGTTCAACTGCTTTTATGGTTGTTAAGTTACGCTTACGCCAATCTTTGAGTAAGTAGTCTATGAATTTGTAATTATGAGAATTATTGAGTGCAGCTTTTCTTATTGCATACGCTACTAACTCTTTTCCGTAATGATCCATATCTTGAGTTAGTTTTTCAGTTGTAATTGGACTTGGTATCTGTTCAATGTTTTCTTGATACAGGTTGTAAATCGTAGCGAAGTCGTCGCCTACAACAACATCATTATTATCATTGTTTTCATTATTCTCTTTATTATCATTATTGTTTGTTTTTTTCTGTGTCTTTTCTGTGTTACTTCTGTGTTTTTTCTCTGTCTTTTCACTGTCTTTTCTGTGTCTTTTTTTCAAATCTTCATCTTGATAATCGTCATAATTGACAACGGTTAGAACTGTTTTTTTGGTGTCTTTTTTTACGACTAACATTCCATCACTTTCTAAAGTTTTTAAATATTTATCGACCTTAGTTATTGACCAACTCCAACGCTCTCCAAGTTGTCTAAGTGACGTGATTCTTTGACCTCGTTTGACAGTAATCAAGTCTCCATCATGCATGATTTTGTTATCTGAATGATTAACCATCAACAAAATATCAATCCATGCTTCAAAGCGTGAAAACTTTCTTTTTTCTTCAAACAACCAATGTTTTTGAATTGAACGGTGCAAACTTATCCAACCAGTCATACAAACACCTCACTCTCAAACTGGTTGAAGTTCATTAGCTTTTTAATAATTCGGTAACTGTAATGTTCATATCATCAGCGATTAATTTAAGTCTTTTAGCTTTGGGAACTGAACGGTTTTTTTCCCAACGACTGACTATACTGTCAGAAGTGTTGTCGATATATTCTCCAAACTCTCTTAAATTCATTCCTTTATTTAATCTATGGTTTTTGATTTTTTCTCCTAATGTCACTTTTCGTCACTCCCTAATAACTCAACAACAGTGATTCCCATGTCATCAGCTATCATTTTTAATCGTTTTCGATTAGGTTTATTTATGCCTTTCTCACATTGGCAAACTAATGATTTGCCTGCTCCGAATTCTTCTCCATATTCCGTTTGTGTTTGTCCTTTTTCTAATCTACGTTCTTTGATTTTTCTACCTAATGTCATGTTTGTTCACTCCTTTAAAACGGTAAATCGTCATCACTGATATCGATTGGCCCATTAGCATTTGCGAAAGGATCTTGTCCTTGTGGTTTAGTATTTTGGCCACGTTGTGTTTGTGATTGAGTTTGTTGTTGGTAAGTGTCTTGTTGACCACCATTTGAATTTTTAGGTTCAAGAAATTGAACACTATCTGCGACTACTTCAGTTACAAATATTCGACGACCTTCTTGATTTTCATAGCTGCGTGATTGAATGCGACCATCAACGCCTGCTAACTTTCCTTTCGATAAATAGTTGTTAACATTGTGTGCTTGCTTTCTGAATACGACTATATTGATAAAATCTGCTTCACGTTCGCCTTGAGCATTCGTGAAAGTGCGGTTAACTGCTAGTGTAAAAGTTGCAACATCAACTCCACTTTGAGTTGTTCTAAATTCAGGATCTTTAGTTAAACGACCTACTAATACGACTCTGTTAATCATTTATTGTCCTCCTACTTTGTTTTTGGTAAATATTGTCCGGCAACGTACCAATTAGCATTTAAATCTTTTTTATAACCTGTCATGTCAGCTACACTTTTCACAGGTAAATCAGCTGAACAATTATGACATTGCACGTTGTCAATTAAGTGAGGGATATAGTGATTACCAACATTGCTACATGAATGACACATATATCGGCAGCGATATAACTTTTTACCATCTTTTTCTTTAATGCCTGTGTAGTAGTAAGATGTGTCTTCTGGCTGTTCAGGTCGATCATCATTTTCTTTTTTAATATCTAATTGTTTTAACGCTTCAGCCATAGTATTAGGTTCACTTTCTGAATACACTGTTTCGCCTTCTGGTTTAACGAGAGATATTTGTTTTTTGGGTGGTGTTGGTTTAATAGTGGCTGGCATATTTATATGATGATCAGTTGGTTTATGTTGTTCAGATGGTTTGCATAACTTCATCAAATCAGTTTTAGATGCTTTTTTAGAATTTAAAATTTTATCAGAAATGCTATTAATGAAGTCTGAGCTACCCTCCATGTGATAACTTACTGTTCCATCTTTCTTTTTTGTAATTCTGAATTTATTTGTCATTGATTATGTCCTCCTACATAAACAGGAACGCCTGTAACTTCCTGAATACTTTGTTTTATATGGGTAGCGTTTGCGTTATTGCTACTTAAATGAATTAAGTGAATTTCTTCTAGTTTTGATAAATCATTTGCTTCTAACATTCCAATTGCATGTTCTAAACTAAAATGAGACTCCATAATACGATTGGCCAACACGTTATGAATTACACCGTCTTTAATGTTTTGCTGCATTTGTTCGTAGATGTAGTTCACTTCTAACATCATGTGTGTAACGCCTTTGAATTTATATTTAAGATATTTTGTATCTGTGATATACAAAACTTTGTAACCATGGACACTTTTGAGCAAAAAGCCAACTGGTTCATTAGCATCATGTTCAATATCAAATGGTAGTATCGACCATGTACCTATTCTTAGTTCTTGTTTTGCTTTGATTGTGCATATTCTATGACTTTCTGTAGGAATTGCTTGTTGAGTGCCTACAGTCATATGACAGTTAATACCTTCGTTGACATATTGTTTTATATACTTAGCGTGGTCGCCATGTTCGTGAGTAATTAAGCAACCTTTAATTTTTCTTGTTCGACCTTTGAAGTGTTTTTGAACCTTTTCAAATTTGATACCAGCTTCAATAAGAAGTGAGGTACTGCCATCATTAATGTGATAGCAGTTACCATTTGATCCTGTTGCTAACGTTTCTATTAAAATGGGTCTTTCTCACTTTCTTGTTTAGGTGCTTCTTGCGATACTTCTTCAAAGTTACTTACATCAGCTGGTTCAGGTTCTTCTACTTCTTTAAATTGAGCATCTTCATATTGTTGTGGTTGTTCAAAGTCAAGTTCTTCTTTATTTGCTTGTTCTTCTACTTCTGCATCTAGGACTTCTTTACGTTGACGAGTTTCTGATTCTCTCGCAAATTTGAGTAAATTATCATCTGTTGAGCTATTGATATAACGTTTAGCTGCACGATTAATAACTGTCTTTTTGGCCATTTCTTCTTTAAAATTATTATGTGTTTTTGATTTCTCAAGTGCTTGTTCATCTCTAATCATTGATGACTGCATCCAAGCTTGCTTGATTTGGTCCATTGTCATAATCTCTATATAGTTATCTCGTCCATCATCAAAAACAATTGTGCAATAAGCTCCTACAATATTGTCTTTATCGATATTAAAGAAATCTTGTTCGTGTTTAATATCTTTAATACGACCAGTACCATCTAGTTCTTGTTTAAATGAGTCGCCTTTATAAATAATTTGAGCAACTACATCTTTTGCACCTGCATCACGTTTTAACATCATGATATTTCCATGATAGCTGCGCTGAATTTGCATTTTATTACCATAAGGAATGAAGTAACATTGATTTTTAGCTGGATTTAAACCTTGTGTAACCATTCCTAATAGCGCTTGTGCCATACTTTCTTTAGTGCAATTTGCTAGTTTGTTGTTTTGGCTAATTACTAACCATGCTTCTTTTAATGCATTCTCTGCTGAATAACCTGCAGGTAATGATAAATTGCCTTGTGCTTGATAAACGTTAATTTTATTTAATACTTCATCTGTTACATTTTTTTCATTAACAATTCTTTCTTGTACCATTTTTAAGTTTGTTGGTTGTACTTGATTATTTGTCATTTTATTCGTCCTCCAAATTTATATTTTTTAATGATTATTCTTCTGTTAGTTTTTCGACTGGTATTTTTGTCATGATTGAAATTTTGGCCAACATCATTTTATTAGGTTTGTTTCTCCCGCATTCCCAATTGCTTACGACACTTGATTGTGTTTTTAACTTCTTAGCAAAATCTTTTTGTGTGAGATTTCTTTCAGCACGTATCTTAACGATTCTTTGACCAATCTTTTTAGCATTAGCTGTCATATTAAATCGTCTCCATTCTTAATGTTTTATCTTGGCCACTTACTACTAATTGAATTTGTTGTGCTTCTGTCGGAATAATGTCTGTCACACTTTCTGCGTTATCTATGAAGATTGGTGCAGTGATTCCATAGTGTGTGGATAATGTGTTGATAATATCTAAACCGACATTGATTCTTGCTGCGTTGTTAAGCCCACCGTTATATTCAACGCCATCAACTGTACAGACGCATGTTTCTTTGATTTCACCGTTAACTTGATGGTTGAATAGCTTAAAGTTAGCCATTTTGAATTTCTTATTAATGTTTTCAGTAAGCATTTTGACTTTGGTAGTTGTAAATTCTTTCAAGATATAAAGTTGATGTTCATAATCTTCTTTCTTATCAAGTAGTTGATCTTCTTCGTTTTGTAAATCTTTAATGACTTCATCAAGATGCTCATTTGAACTTTCAATCGCTTTAGCATTTTCAAATGCAACTTTTTCTTGAGTGAGTTCATTGATTTGTTCATCAATTTTAGTCACTTTATCGTTGATAGTAGTTTTAATATCTTTACGTTTCTGATTGATTTCATTGATGTCATTTAGAATTGATTTGTACTCATCTGTTTGAGTGATATCAACATTGCCTGCTTTCAATTTATTGATTCGATTTTGAATGCGTTGTACTTTCTCTTTAGCTTCATTGACTTTAATTTGTAAGTCGTTATTTTCACTTTCTAAATTCTTGATTAATGGCATGATTCCTTTACCGTCATTAAAGGTTTTTTCTTTCTTTTGTTTTAGATTCTCTAAATTTTCGGACTTCTGTTTATTAAAGTTGGCCAATGCTTTTTTATTCACTTCTTCAACTTGTTCAGGTGGTAATGCTTGACCGCAACAAGAGCAAACATTATCAGTACTAGGTTGAAATTGTCTTGCTCCAACTTCTTCTTCCTTTGCTTCAAACTCGTGATACTCAGATAGCAATTCTTGACGACGTTTTGATTCGTATTCGATTTGTTGTTTGTTGTTTCTGATTGTCGTTTCTAAGTTGGCCACTGTGCCATTTTCTACACTCAGTTCATTTGTTGCTGCATGAATACGACTTTCATTGTTAGCATCATGATTATCTTCAAGACGATTCAGTTCTGCTTGTTTATCTGCAAGTTGATTACGAAGGTCAATCTCAGCCTTACCATTCTGAATATCAACTCTCTCATTACCTAACTGTTCAATTTTTTGTTTAACTGTGTTGTAACGTTCTTCATCATGCTCAGGGACATCTTGTTTATTGCTTTCAGTTTGATTAATTCTAATAGGAATATCTTCAATATCTTTTCTGATTTGCTTAATCTTATCGTTTAGGATTTTTGTTTTTACTTCGATATCATGATCACCTAAGATATCTTTTAAATCCTTAAAGTCCTTATTCGTTTTGATGATATCTTCATCATCAATTTGGTCTGCAATTTCAAATAACAATTCACGTTGTTTCTTCCATTCCAAATCATTAAATGCTGCAGGATTAGTAATGAGTTTAAATACATCTTCATCTACCAGTTCAGCGATACGACTTTGGAAATCTTTTACTTTTAAACTTTCGTCATTGATATATTGTTTCTTTGTTCTAGAACGACTATATTCTTTGCGATTATTACTTTGATTTTTAGTGTATTTCGGATGGCTTTCTTTTCTGATTTTTAAAGTTTTACCATCTTTATTTAATTCAACTTCAACTGTTGGGATAAGTTCATAATCTTCTTCGTTATTTTCTTTTAACGGTACTGGATTAAATGACTTCGTTGAGCCATCTAAACCCTTATCAAATAACAGCCATTGTAGTGCAGTAGCAGTCGTTGTCTTACCAGTTCCATTAGCACCGTACACTCTTGCATCTTGGCCATTAAATTCAAACGTCTGTTTCTTAAAGCCTGAAAAGTTTTCGATTGTCAGTTTGTTAATAGTTAAATTCATTGTTAGGCTCCTTTTTTGATTTTTCTTTGGCCACGCATTACTTCAATCACTAAGTTCTTTAATCGTTCGTGGCTTTCTGGTTTAGATTCAAAAATCTGAATTAGTTTATTATTGGTTTTGTAATGATCGTGATAGTGTAAAAACTCGATAATGAGTTCGCCATCAAAAGTACGTGATAAACCCAAGTCACACTTTTGATTTGATTTGAAGTATTCATGAACCAGTTCTAGATAAATACTTTGAATTGGTTTAAGCTTTTTAGTCATAATTGACTACCTCCGAATAATTTTGTATCTTTAAAGTACGAATAATTTTGTGTACACTTGGACTGTTTGCTATTGGTAGTAGCAATCAGTCTTTTTTTACGTAGTAACAAGTGTCGAAGAACACATATGTCGCTAGTGCAATTAACAGCGCTGTTCCTAATGCTTTCATGAAGAATATTCCTGTAATGAACAATGCTGTTGATAACGTTAGGAACATTGTTCCAGCAACTACGATTGATTTATCTTCGTTAGTCATTTCATCACCCCCTTATTTATTATTTATATTGAGTTCTTTCTTTGATTTCTTCGTCATAATCGTTAAGAAACTGTTTCATTTTTTTGCGATTAAACAAATATTTTCCGTTCCCATCTTCATCAACAAGTTGACTGAATGGTTTAATTTTTCTTCTGAAGTAATCATCTTTAAGAATGTTCTTAACTATCCAACCTTTAGTTTGGTTATAGTATTGTGCTACTTCTGTAAGTGTCATATTCATTGGTTGGTTATCAGTTAATTCTTGATACTCAACTTTTGAGATGATCACATAGTCTTCAGGAACAGGTACTGTAACGTTGATTGTTTGAACCACACTATCCCTCCTTTAAATCAAGTTCTAGTTGATAAACTGTGTCATATGGTGGTTGCCATTGTTCAACAAATTTCACTGCTTCTTGATAACGACCTCTTGGAATACACGTATAACTTGGAACCTGAAATACATTTTTGATACTTTTATAAATCTCTGAAAATAGCTTTTTAGAAACTTGCTTATAATAGCCATTGAACTTGTTTCTAACTACTTCTGCTACTTTTTGGCCAACTAACTTTTGAATATGTTTTGCTTCTCCATGCATGATTGGATAACTTTGTTCAATGGCCGTAACACGTTCATCAAGTTCTGTATTTCCTTGAGCAATCAGTTGTATCTGCTCTGAAGTAGTTAATGGTTTAGTTTGATATCCACCTGTTTTTCGTATTGAAGGTAAAACTTCTCTAGTTATCCAATGCTTAAATGCTTTTGCCTTTTTCTTTATTTCTGGGTTGTTACTTTGTCTAGCTGCATCAATCACAATTGAGTAAAGACCAGATTCGTTGATAAAAGGTGCTTTTTGATTCCTGCCGATGGAATCCCGAATTGGGACTTCACGAATATCTTCTTTATCAACGTGATCTTGAACAGCTTTTGTGCTTCTTACGTAACCTAAGATTTCTGCAACATCTTTACCAAGAAAGTAAGGTTCATTATCGATTTCTAATGTCCTTACTGGTAATTGTTCAAAGTTGAATGTTTGTAATTGATTCATTTTTTATTAACTCCTTTATAGTTCCTAATAAGCAACATTACGTTCTATTTTTGGAACATTTTAATCAAAAAAATATGTTATATCATATTCAAGAAGTTCAGCGATTATTGCTAATTCATCAGCTCCTAAAGAGACAATTCCATTTTCCCTTTTTGAATATGCTGATCTTGATTTAAACCCTAAAGCTAAAGCCATATCATCCTGTGTTTTCTTTTTTCGCTTTCGAGTTTTCGCTAATCTATCAAGATTTAACTTCATGGAGACACCTCCTAACCGTTCCCTTATTGGAACAACCTAACTTTAACACTTACGTTCCATAATTGCAACAATAAAATACTCATTTTATTTTGAAAGCCTATAAAAACCTATTAACTACCTATTTAAGTAAAATTTTAAAATAATTATTGTTCCTTTTTAGAAACAATGTTATAATTTAATTGTTCCCAAAATAAAACATTAAAAAGAGGTAAAGTAATATGAGAAATAATGATGAAATTATTGAACTAGTAACTAAATTAATGGATAAAAACGATTTATCAACAAGTGAATTAGCAAGAAGGTTAAATATTGCTAAATCTTCTGTTTCAAGATACTTAAATAAAACATCTCAATTCCCTTTGAATAAAGTTAACGACTTTGCACGTGTTTTGAATGTTGCACCTGAATATCTTTTAGGTGTTGGTAAATATGAAAATAAAATTCAAGATACTATGGCAGCACATTTAGATTATTCAGATTTAACAGAAGATGAACAAAAAGAAGTAGAACAATTCATTCAATTTATTAGAAATAGAAAAAAATAAGGTGTGTTTTGTATGGGGAGATACGAAGATTTATTAAGAAAATACGATCACATACCTATTAACGAAACTGGAAGTATACCTAAATTTATGTCTGGTTTCTATATGAATGGCGAGATATTTATTAATAGTAATCGCCCTACTACAACCAAGTTAGAAACTTTAGCTGAAGAACTAGCACACCACGAAATTACTTATGGGAACATACTCGACGATAAAGATATTCAAAATAAAAAATATGAATTAAAAGCTCGTAGATTAGCTTATGAAATTCTGATACCTCTTAAGGAATTAATAAGTGCATACCTACAAAATGTTCATAATTTATATGAATTAGCTGGTTATTTTGAAGTAAGTGAATCATTTGTACTTCAAACTTTGAATCATTATAAACAAAAATTCGGTCACTCAACTCATTGTGGTAAATATATAATTCAATTTGAGCCACTTAGGGTATTCGAATATGAAAATTAATACGAAGGGAATTTTTTGAAAAATGAAAAAAGTCTTTGGTGTATTGTTAGCTAGTACATTAGTTTTAGGTGCATGTGGTAATGACGATAATAATTCAGATGGTAAAAAGTCTAATAATACCGAAACAAAGTCAGTGAATGAAAATAAACCACAATTTGCAAATGACACTCTAGTTATTGATCAAGCAGTATTAAAAATTGATGATACTTTTATTCTTAATGACAAAGATTCAGGTGATAAATTATTAGCTTTCAAGTACCATGTTAAAAACAAATCAGATAGCGAAGATATAACTTCAATGAATGTATGGATTGCTTGTTTTGAAGCAACTCAAGATAGTGATAATACTGTAAATAAATTAGATGTCGGAATTACACCTACTACTGGAAAACTTGGTGAATGGAACGAACATAGTAACGATACTATTAAAAAAGGTAAAACTGCAAAAGGTATCATGACTTACAAATTACAAAATGATAAAGATGTAGTTTTAAAAGCTACCAAAGGTGCTGATGGTAAAAAATTAGGTACTAAAACAATTAAGTTAGATGACTTAAAATCTGAAGATTATTCAGTAACTGAAGATTTAACTGATAACAGTAAAAAAGATGATGCATCAGAAGATAATAATTCAAAAGATGTAGCTAGCGCTAAAACAAATGACAACAATTCTAAAGAAAGTAAAACTGAAGATGACAAAACAACTAGTGATTCAAATAATTCTAATGAACAATCTTCAGAAAGTGCTACATCAAATGACTCTAGCTCAACTAGTAATTCAAATAATAATAGTCAATCAACAAATAGTAATCAAAATAACGTAGCTAGTGCTAGTAACAATTCACAAACTGACCAATCAACTCAAACTAATAATCAACAAGTAAATAATCAAACTACAAACACTCAAGAAATACCACCTACAACTCATGATGAATCTCAAATGGGTTATGGTCGTGGCGATTATGAAGCTGCTAAAGAAGCAAGTGAAAAAGTAGCAAACGATCCTAATGCACACGTTGGAGGACCTGGATGGGTTGGTAAAAATGAAAGTTATGAGAGTTGGGCTAATAGGCAAAAAGAAGTAGCCGAAACACAAAGTGAATAATTTAAATTAGATTTTCCATTGATGTACTTACAGCACAATGAAACATAAATAATAAAGGAGTAAAAATTATGAAACCAGATATAATCTTTTCTAATTTCTTAAAAGGATATGAAGAAAAAGTTGAAAATTATGATTTTCTTGGAGAAGACATTAAAAATGCGTTTCCACTTTTAAAATTCAAAGACTATTTAAATTATTGTATTTTTGAAAGGACAGATAGTCTTTTTAATCAAAAATATTATCTTGTATTAGTTGATAACGAAAAGCATTTTGAAAGTTATAAAGAGATTAAAGATGAAGATATAAAAGACTTTAAGCGATTGATTATGGAAACGGACATACATAAGCGTTTTGAAGTTTATTTAAATCAAAAATACAATCATTTTGAAGATAAGAAAATTTTTAAAATAATTTCTTTTATAATTTATCCAAATGATGATATTTATGTAAAAGAATTGGGAGAGTTAGAAGCTGAACATGACTATGAAAAATGGCGTGAAGAAAATCGAACTCCAGTAGACAGTTATGATCACGAAAAAATCAGTCCTTATTCTCATTTGGATTATGAAGGAATAATCGCTAATTTTGATAGCAAAAAATATCGTGATGACTTTGAATATCAAATGAATCAAGCGAATGAATGCTATAAAAGAAAACTGTTTTTACCTGCTGCAGCCACTTTAAGTGTAGCCTTAGAAACTTTACTAATGGCAATTTGTGATAAAGAGAATGTAAAACTAAAAAGCAAAGATGCTACTGATACAATGATGAATTATCTAGGTGAGCGTTTACTTCAAGAAGGTAAGATTAATTACAGAATGCATAAAAGAATTGATGTTACTTATTCTTTAAGAAATTCTGTTTCACACTCTAATCCTGGAGAAGTTTCGAAAGCAGACTGTCAGATAATTTTATCATGTATTAAAACATTGATTGATAAACATTATTCAAATTAAATTATAATTTAGGGTAGTCCACCTACCCTTATTATTTTTTTACTTTTTTAAGGAGGAATTCATATTGAATGTTAAAAAAGTAGGCAATTCATGGGAATATGACTTTAGATACAATAACAAAAGGTATAGAAAACGTGGTTTTAAGACAAAAAAATCGGCCACTGAAAATATGAATATTAGATATAATGAAGTGTCCAAAAATAATGAAATTTCATCAGATATACCATTCATAAAATACTTTAAAAATTGGATAGTAGTTAATAAAGAGGATAAAGTATCACAATCTACTTTAAACAGATACTTTAACGCTTTGAAAATCTTTGATGAAAAGTTTGGCCAAATTTCAATTAAAGATGTATCACAATTAAAGTATAGAGAAATGTTAAAGGAATATGCTGACGGTAAATTCGTTGGTGGCCGAAAAGAAGGACGTACAAAAGAAAGTGTAAAGAAATTAAATAATTGTTTCTCACAAGCATTTAAAGATGCAATGAATGAAGGAATCATCTCACGTGATCCTACTTGGAATGCACCAATTTATGAAAAGAAGTTGGCCAAAAAAGAAGAAGCTAAGTTTATGACGCTTAATGATTATAAGCAGCTTAAAGAATTCGCTAAAAGTAACGATAACTTATCATATCTAGTTATCTTTATGCTTATTTCTACTGGTGCTAGATTTGGAGAAATTCAAAAGTTAATGTATGATGATATTGATTATAGGAATAAAACAATTCATCTTCGTGGTACTAAAACTGCATCTGCTGATAGAATAGTTACTATTTCTGATAGAGATATGGACTACATTCAAAACTTTTTAGAAAGTCGACCAAGACATCATGATCATATCTTTAATACTGGTGCCAATTTAATTAGTAACAAAGCAGTCACTGATACATTACGTAAATTCTTAATAGAAAATCGCAAAGGTAACTACACGTTACATTCATTAAGACACACACATGCATCTATGTTGTTGGCCAAAGGTTTATCAATACAATATGTAAGTAAGCGACTTGGTCATGCTAATATTGAAATAACTTGGCGTGTGTACAGTCACTTATTAGAAGAATTAAAAACTGAAGAAGATGAAAAGCTAAATAAAGTTATTGATTTCTAA